ACAAATTAGTAAGAGTAGCTTTTTCTTTCCTCTATTCATCTCTACTTAAAAAACTAGAACTTTTGAAGTCATCTATATTTTTATCTGCTATGACTAGATTAGCTACAGCTAAAAGAGAAAATGAAAATATAAATAGAACTAATACAATCAAAGACAATACAGATATACCCAACCAATTCATCTCTTTTTGTATTTCTTTTTCAAATAATTTTTTTGTTCTTTTAGACATCATACAAAAAGTAAGGCGTATGCTATTCCAACAATACATACTGTAATCACTAACAAACAAGTTCTTACGATAATTTTATCAAGTCGTATGAAATCTTTTTCAAACTCATCATTTGTATATTCATAAATATACTTGTCTCTTGGCATAGGTTCAAATATAACATTGTCTATTGATACTAATTTTTCTCTTTTAATTTGTTCTATCCTCTTTTTATCCATTTCTTCTATCTCTTTGTTGTTTGATTGCCTGTGCTATCTGTTTTTTTGTTTTTATTTTTTGGTTGCTCTGTTTCATTTTGCATCTCTTTTTCTCTTAACTCTAAAACAGTGTTAACCTTTTGATGCAACCTTATCATGTCTTGGTCTAACAATCTGAGTTGGTCTGTAAGTCTGATAATAGTTGTTTTCATTTCCTCTATAGATGGTTCTACCTCTTCTGTTACTGTTGTCCAAATGAAGTAAACGAAATATCCTAGACCAACCACCATGACAACGGAGAACCCAAAGTCTGCTATGAGTTGTGCAATATCCACTAATCCCTTCTTGCATCTATAGTTCCATCTTCAACAAAATTTTGCGCTCTTGCAATCCTGTCTAGGTCTGGTGCTATATTCAATGCACTTGATACTACTGTATCTATTCTTATCATATCGTTATTCATAATGGTTGCTCTCGTAATCAACATCTTTGTTATGCCTTGTATGGTCTTTATTTCACCAACCAAGTTATCCATAATCTGTTTCATTACTATAAAGATGAAGAAACCCATAATCAGACCACTTGCTATCGGCAAGCCTACTTCTGCTATGAGTTCAAATACTTCCATTATTTAGGAGGTTTGAAATCGCTCTTTGATTTATGGCTATTAGTATATAGACCAAACCAAGCAGCACCTGCACCTACAACTATAGAAATCAAGCCTGATTGTTCAAAAGTTGGATCAGGCAAATCCATGAACCAAAATGTCGTGTAATAAAGAAGGTACATATAGACACCTAGAAAGGCTCTTGGTATCAATCTCCAACTATCTAATGCCTCTGCTACAAAGATAACCTTTTGAAAAGGATTGCGATTGTATTCATCTTCCAACTCTCTGATTCTATCTTTCAGTTCTGACTTCTCTTGTAAGAGTGCCATGAATTTATTTAGGTCAATCTCAACCTCGTTTCTATCCATATCACCACCAAATCTTGGCGAACCTTGATGCTCCATATTTACCTCCTATTCTATTGTATATGTGACTGTACCCCATGTGCTATGTCCTGCTCTATGGGTTTCATGTTCTGCTGATGTAATTTGGATTTTATTCAAAGTGTAAGTTTGACTATCTCCAAATTTGTTTTCATTTGTTCTTTGTGTTTCTTCTGCACTTATATCACCTCGCCAAGTGTCAGCAACTTTTTTAAGATTGTCGGTATCAACTATTTCTAGCCATGTGCCAGAGCAACCTAAGTGTTTATAGATATATTCACCTAAAAGCATCAGTCTAGCTGTGGAATGTCCTTGTCTCCTATGAGAAGGGTGTGTAGCACCCATTCTTAGTTCCACCAGTAGGTCTACAATCTCAATATGTTGGAAACCAATAGCTGTTCCGTCTGACTTCTCCGTAACCATAGTTATAGATTGTGGTGATGTTTTGTTTTTGACCTTTGTTTCATCAAATCCCTCTGTAACATACAACATATTCGCAAACTCGTTTCTTCTTTGCAAAAGAGTATTGCTACCTATTGGATAATCTTTGAGTGTCTCCAAAATAAAAGTTTCATCGCTTTCAGTCAAAGGTCTATATTTATAACCGTTACTTGCTGTGATAACTGTCATTATTTACCTCCTCCTGAAACGTGAATCTGGGATAAAAGTGCTGATATTACTATTGTCTCACCTGAATCATGTGTAACCGTTGCTTGTGCAAACTTTTGATTGTTGCCTGATAAATCTGTCGTTACATTTACTGAAAAGCTGTTTGTGGAGTCTGTCTGTTCAGTACAACCACTTATGTAGTCAGCATTACTGTTTGAGACATTTACAAATGACCATCTAAAAACTCCTGTCTCAGATGTTGTTCCATTGTCTGCTGTAATTGTTATATCTATATTTGTACCAGTTGGAGAATAAACAGCACCGTCTTGAGTAACCCATTGTGCAGTCGTTGAAGGTCTTGCCGTAAGAACCGTAGTCAAGGCATTATTTATTTGTGCAGCAGGTACGGCTCTGTTCACGTTACCGCTACTATCCAATCCTGCTGTCGCTCTATCAGAACCGTCTATAACTTGTGCAGGTGTCCTTGTTGTGCCGTTACTTCTTATGTCACCTGTTAAATCACCTGTAAATCTACCGTTACCGTCAATATTTGAGTTTGCTCTTGAAGAACCTGTTGTAATAGTGCTGTTAGAAACACCGCCTACCGTGCCTGTGTGATTACCAGATGTCTCTTGACCTCTTATTGTTGCTGAACTTTCATTATCTACATTACCTAATCCAACGTCATCTGCTGTGGTGTTTGCGTTTTGTAGTGTAGTAACAGCTATGGCAGTTCCACCTACAGTATGATTCGCAGTTATGAAAGCCGATCCTGTTCTTGCACTAATATGTCTCACTCTAAAGTTATAAGTAACACCTACTTCAAGACCTGTGATTTGCTGTTTGGTAGCACCTGCGTTTGCGAAACTTGTTGAATATACTGAATCGCTACTTCTTTTGAATTGTACTTCTGTACCAATGATGTAAGGAGAAGATGCGTTAGTCCAACTAGCCGTGACAGAAGTGTTAGTAATAACACTTACAGATGTAGAGTCAGTCGCTATGGAAAGGTTTGTGGGTGCTGCGAGACTTATTGTGCCACCTGAAAGATTGCTACCTGATGCAACTGCTGTTTGATAATCACTCGTATTAAAGGTAAAGGTAGACGATGATGCTTCTTTAAGTGATAGCCTACAAGCTAAGAATTGAGCATCTGTTTCCCCTGCTATAGCAAGTTCCCAATCAACAACTTCAAAAACTTTTTGGTTAAAACCTAACCTTTCATTTGTTACATAGACCCAATCTACAGGTTGTAATTGCATAAATTTGAGGTCAACAAGGCATGATATAGTTTGTGTATCTCTTTGCTTTATCAAAGCAATCCTACCTATTCTTTGAGCCATAGTATGTGTAGTTGTGAAAGGCAACCTTAGTTCCATTTGTTTTTTGAAATTAGGTTTGTCACTTGTAGTTCCGTTTGGAGTATCTTCTGTAAGGAAAGTGCTGTCCTCGTATACAGGTGCATCTGCCCCTATAAAATTATTAGAGGCATCTACGAATATTGGCTTGACTGTGTTGTAAAGTTCACCAGTCTGACTTCTTGTAGTAAGCACTATTGGCTCTAGTAAATTGTCATCTGTAATTGTCAAAGATGGCGTTTGTGCTGCTCCTGCAAATACGTTGAACTTACCATTTGTGTAAGTAAGCTGACCTGCCATAGACGTAAGTAATCCCTCTATAATACCTGTACCTGTTGCTGAGAAATTAGTAAAACCATTAGCCGTATATCTTTTTTCTGTTGTGCTGTTGTCAGCTAAAGTTACGTCTTGGTCACAAATATTTGCTGCCGCACCGAATCCTCCTGCGTTTGTTGTGTCATTTATTTCAGAACTCAAACATTTAAGACCATAAGTTGTATCTGTTAAAAAATCTCTGATTATTAAAGCAGGATTTGAACTGAATGCAGTGCTACTATCTCTAGGGTCAAAAACCTTTTTTCCTTTGACTTTAAAAGAAATAGCAGGCATACCAGAGAACTTTTCTGCATCATATACCATTTGCAAATAAACATAAGCACAACCTCTGTACCTGTCTGTGCTTGTGATTCCCTGTGTAGTTCCAGATAGTGATTGCACTGCAAAGTTGTCAGCAGCTTGGTCATCTGTTCCAAGATTGATAGAAAATCTTATCAATCTTCCACTTGTGAAAGCATTAGGATTTTCTGTGTTTGTAAATTCTGAATTAGTAGCAGTATGCACTTCTTTGCTATTTATTGTGCTTGTACTTGATGTCAAATCTACATCGTTTAGTCTGACAGATTCAACAGATTGAATTTCATGTCCTGCTAATACGACAATCATGTGCAACATATGATTATCTGTTCCTGCTGTCTCCATGTGAGCGATAGTTCCTCCCACTCTGCACTCCCCATACACTATCTGTCTTGGTGCTGTAGCTGCTCTGACTGCAAATTTACTTCCAAAGTTTGCTTGAGTTGCTTCTATTGATTTTGTCATCAAAGAACCAACTAGCGTACCTGCAAAAGCTAAAGAAAGTGCTGTAGGCGACAAGATTGTACTGAAAGCAGCAGAAAACCCACCCATAAATGGTGCAGCAAAAACAGAGGCTATTGTTCCAATGACTATAAAAACAGCAACGGCTTTTATTGCGTTTTTGACGTGCTTAGCCATTTACTCTCCAAGCCTTAACTATATTTACATCTTTCTTAACAACAATACCTTGATCGTTTACACCTATGGCATTGTAATTGTCAAAAATACAACAAAGTTCGCTTTCTTCTTTGTAAACACCGAAATCGCCCTTAGTGATGAAGGCAGGTTTTACTTCTTTGATACCATCTATTCTTTTAACTGCTTCAACTATGCCTGCTGCCAACCCTTTTCCTTTGCCATACTTGATTATGCTTTTCATTGCCTGTTCTTCTGTTTTCCATTTCCATTCTTTAGGTAACACACTTTCACCTGTCATTTGCTTGACAAACTCATTAGCAAAAGTAACGCAATCCCATTTTCCCCACTCAAAAGGTCTATTTATATTTTTAGCTAAAAAGTCATCAAAAATGGATTCCCAATCAGGCTTTTTTTTCACGACTACCTCATATTGTATTCTGGATCACCGTCAACAACGCCTCCATGACCACCAGTTGTCACATTGTCTATCTCTTGCCCCCAGTTGATTTGTTTATCTTGAAGCTGTTGCATACGATTAAAGCCTGTATCACCTGCAAATAAAAATTGTTGACTTTCTGCTGTATAACGCAAATTGCTAGGTCTATCTAAATCAACCAATCTGTTTTCTGCATCTACATTGACTACTGAACCGTTTGGGTCATCATTTACTGTCAAATTTACCATTCTTCCTTTAAAAAGGATTATCGTTCCTGCTACCTCATTGCTACCACCCATAAGAAAACCTAAAAACAAAGTTATAGGTCTATTTTGATAATTTTCTGTCAATGCGTAAGATAAAACCGTGCTGTCCATACCAGATAATGCGACAGATACGCCTTCTGATTTAACTTCCCTCCCCTCAACAACATCGCTTATTGTTAAGAGTGTACCTGCTCCTGTGTATGTTTCAGAATCTATAGTTATATCATCATTTCCTGACCAAATTCTAATATCATCAGTATCAAATTCAGCTTTTACTGCTACGAATAATTGTTGGTGTTCATCAGCAAGTCTGTTTGTAATCGCTGTCGTCAATCCTGTTCTGGTTGCCATTACACAACCTCAACACAAGAAAACGATATTCCATATAATGACCTATGGTCACCTGACCACTCAGCAATATTATCTGTAAGCCTAAAAAGACCTTTTGGGTTTTGGAATATCACATAATTATTATCTGCCAAATCCGATCTCAGTTTTGGTTCTATTTGAACACTATATCTATCAGGACTAGCATCTGTGAGAGTCGCATCTTCTACCACTTGCACAAGTTGAACTGGATTTGCTGTAGTAGCCGTGCCTGCTGTAATGCCTAAATAATCTCCTTTCAGTATTGTTCCTGTAAAGCTACTTGTTGTATCTAGAGAAAGTGCAGTTGCACCTTTCACGTTTTGTTGCACTTTACACCCAGAAGTAGAACTAACATTCGTTAAGACTGAATCCACAACAACGACAGTAGCACTTGTTACTGTTGTTATCTTGTGAGTGCCGTTATTTTCTTCATTTGCCATTCCAGTTACATGAATAAAGTCTCCTGCTACAGCACTGCCAAAAGTGCTTGCACCTGCTGTAAAAGTATTACCGTTTGTTACAGTCAAAGCTACACTTGTGTTATTTATACGTTTATCGCCCAATAAATGCGTTGTATTGAATGTTCCTTGATTAGTTAAGGCATCAGGGTCAGCAAACTTAAAATGGTTAGTAGAGCCTTTTAATTGCATCAGAAAAGATTGCCACTCTACAGCTTGACTTCTATTCAAAGGAGGTAAAGTAACTTCTGCTTCCCAAAAAACGGCATCAAACTCTTGTGAAAGTTGTTTTCCTGTGAAGGGTGATGCTGTTTGTCCTATTGCTCTAAAAAGCCTAAATTGACTTCTAATGAAGTTTGGAGTGCTTGGCATTGTAATAATTCTAGCCACCTAATAACCCCTTTCTAAAGTTGCCACCTCTCGCTGCAGCTTCTAAAACTGCTCCCTTAGTAACATCAGATATTTGTGGCAACATTTTTGTTACTTCTGCTCTGACTGTAGGAACAACTCCTGTAGAAAAATTTAATGATTGATGCACGATGATAGGAGAGCCACCACTCAAAGCGTTTCTACTATTCATTGCATTAAGAATTGTACCACCAGTATTAGGTACAAATATTTCTGTACCACCTTCTCCCACTACAGTTGGAACTCCTCTTTGGACTGTACCACCACTCATATTATTGTCTTTTGGAAATGTAGCGAGTTTATCATCGCCTTTTAAGTTGAAAACTCTATTTAATATTTCGTTTACAACTGCCATTTGTAAGAATATGGTAATAATTTGTGACACTATGTTCTTGGCAAAATTCTTAAAGGATTCTAAAGCACTTTCGCCTGCAAGAAGTGAATCAACAAAATCTTTAGTAAACGCATGAGAAGAATTGATTATCGTCTCTTGCATTTGGTCAGAAAAGGTTGTTGTCTCTTGCATAGAGTCACCAAATTCGTCTAAAGCACCTTTTAAATCTTGCAAACTTAAACCCATTTCATCAAACATTTCTTGATTCTTAGTAAACAGTTCGTTCAGATGTTTATTAGCCAATGCAACCTCGTCAACTTTGCCTTTTTGTTTTTCAACTGCTTCAAGGATTATGGACAATGCTTGATGTTGTTCTCCGAGAAGTTTGATTCTATTTTTTTCTCTTTCGTTT